CTTTCTGAGTTCGATGAGATACAAGCATATGCGCATTGTGTGTATCTAGATTTTAAAATGCGCAGACCAAAGGTAGATATTAGCGTCCTGCTAAATCGTTATAAGACAAAACGAGATTCGTCTACCCTTCACTATTTCTTAAAGACGTTTAACTACGATTTAAGAAACAACATAGCCACTCGTAAGATTATAGACCAGATCGGTAAATGGGATCGCAAGTATAATCGCATGACCTAAATATACTAAACGTATAGGGGTCATCATGGCTGGTAAATTAAACGAAGGTGATGTTATAGAAGGTATCTTCTGTATTGCTTTGTCATTGTACATAGCAGACGGTAAGGTAGACAAAGCCAAACTGAATAAGATAAGAACTCAAGTTGACACAAAGATGTTCAACTCGGGAAGGTTCACCCATACAGTTGCTGAAGGTGTATCTAAACAAAGAGGTAATCATCCTCCAGATATATTTGATGTTAAATTCGAGATGCGATTAAAACCGAAATCTATTGGTGAAGCATTCGGAAAAGATTTTCATATACATTATACCTCTTCAAAAGATGTGGGTGATCTAGATAAAAAGATTGACCACCTTATTAGTGCATTACAGTATGGAAGTTTTTCTAGAAGAGTAAAGGGTGCTATTGATTATTTCCTTGATAATAATACCAGCGACAGAATTCTATTCACTGTTATATCGGATGGAATAGAAGGGGAAACATCTGGTGGAGATATAAAGGGAGACGTAACTCTTGCGGTCAATGCTACCCTTGGTAATGGCACTAAAAAAGAAATCATATCTGGAGCGTTACCCTTTTCTTTAAAATCAGAAAGTGTTACTGTTTCTAATCTATCACCGTATCATGGAATGCTTGATATAGCCAAAGCATTAAACATAGAGTGGGATGGAGAAGAAAAATACAAAAGACTTTCTAAAGTATTCAAAGGGGTGGCTGAACAGAATGCTAAATTTGAAATGATTACTGCCATGTATAATGATCTAAAGGAAAGGATAAAAACGAAGTCTTCTTCTGGGACATTTACTAAAGATGCATTTGCATTCCTTAGTAAGAATATATTCGGTTCAGATCTTGCAGATGTTATAGATGTCACTAAAGGTGGGGTAAAGGAAATTACCAAATCGTATTTCGATGAATTAGAAAAGAAAACAAAGTTATTTGTAGAAGAGAATGGTAACAACTTAGTCTTTAAAAGCAAGTCTGATCAAACACCAATCTTTCAGATACGAACCAAACTTAGACCACCCCCAGCCAATGAAGCCAAATTTTACCTAGAAGTAGGTAAGGGTATATACTCTAAGTAGCAAATATACTAAATAACCATATAACACTATTAAATTGATGGATTAAATGAAAGATTATAGACAACTAATCAGAGAACTACCGAGTAAAACGATAGTTCTAGCCTGTTCGAAGTTTAACCCTCCGACTATCGGACATGAACTTCTAATCAAGGCGGTCAAATCTGTAGCTGAGCAAAAGAATGCCAGCTACGCCATTTATGCATCCGATTCTAGCGATGCGAAAAAGAATCCCTTAATTGTAGAAAAGAAATTACAGTATTTGAATACGTTGTTTCCGAACACGCAGTTCAATACTTACTCTGACAATATAAGTGAAGTGGTTGCTAAACTAAAAGAAACCTATCGCAATGTTATCATTGTTACCAGCGCAGATAAAGTAGCTTCCATGAAGAAATCTCTAAAGGAAGCTACAGTCATATCAGCCATGGACAAAGATCCAGATAGCGAAGATGCTACTCGTAATTATGCGATCAAAGGTTTATACGAAGATTTTAAAAAGAATCTACCATCAGCAATACGTGATATTGATTCTCGTAGATTGATGAATGATATTAGAATTGGTTCTGGACTTGAGCCAATCAAAGAAGAAATTAAGTTAGTTAAAGACGATCTGCGTGAACAATATTTCCGTGGCGAAATCTTTAATGTTGGTGAGCAAGTAGAATCCGATGGCGAACAATATGAAATTGTCAAGCGTGGTTCTAATCACCTATTGCTAAAAGAATCTACTGGCAAATTAGTCAGCAAGTGGATTCAGAATGTTAAATTAGTAGAGAAGAAAGTAGAAAAGAAAAAGCTGAAGTCTTTTAAATCTACTGTTAGAAATACTGAGCAGCCAGCTGGTTTGGCTCCACAAGATTTTACTTCTAGAACATTTGATGCGTTTTCGAATACTGGAGTTGTGCAATGAATGAGTTAACAACAGCAATTAAAGTATTGCTGGCAAATGCTACTGTAATGTATTACAAAGCGCATCAGTTTCACTGGAATATTGAGGGTATTGAGTTTACTCAGTATCACGATTTCTTTGGTGACCTTTATACTGATGTTTATAATTCTGTAGATCCAATCGCTGAACTTCTACGTAAGTTAGACGACTATGCTCCAGTAAGCATTGATGAACTTTACAAGTATAAAACACTAGAAGAAGAAACTACTCGTGTTGAGTTACTAAAAGATATATTCGTATGTCTTATTGCTGCAAACGAAGAAGTCTTGGCCAGCCTAAATAAAGTGTTCACTATTGCTAACTCAGAAAAGCAACAAGGTGTTTGTAATTTTATAGCTGATAGAATAGATACTCATCAGAAGCATGCTTGGTTCTTACGTGCTTCTGCTAAGAAAATAGGATAACCCTCAAAAGTTGAGGGGAATACAAATATCGCTTTACTTTTATTGCAAGATATAGTATAATAAGTTAATAGGATAAGAAAATGAAAAGATTTACTACATACTTAAAAGAAGAAAAAGATAAATTGGGTCATGGATCAGATACTCAAGAAGGTACTAAACTCAAGCACATTACGCATCCTGAAGATCGTCCATTAATGCATGGTCACGATGGCTTTGAACATGCTCATGGTGCTTTGTCTCATGCTCATGAGCACATGAAGTCTGGTAAGAATAATGCTAATCTTACTACAAAGTATGATGGTTCACCAGCTGTAGTTTTCGGTTCTCATCCTAAGACTGGTAAGTTCTTTGTTGCTTCTAAATCTGCTTTCAACAAAGACCCAAAGATTAATCACACTGATGCTGATATCGATAAGAACCATGGCCATGCTCCAGGTCTTGCTGCTAAATTAAAAGCTGCGTTACATCACTTACCTAAAGTTACTCCAAAGGGTAAAGTTTATCAAGGTGACATTATGCACTCTGAAGGTGATGTTAAGCACGATAAGAAAACTGGCAAAGCATCTTTTACGCCAAACACTATTACCTATACTGCTTCTGGCGATGAAGCCAAGAAAGCTGCAAAAGCAAAAGTAGGTGTAGCAGTTCATACTCAATACCACGGTAAAGACATTCAATCAATGTCTGCTCACCACGAAGTTGATCATCATGAGTTTAAAGATCATCCTGATGTTCACCATCACGATGCCAGCTACGATACTAGCAAAGCGTCTCACTCTCAAGCAAATCAAGATGAGTTCCATAAGCATCTGAACGCTGCCAAAGCAGTTCATGATACTCATGGCGACAAGATGTACAAAGCAGTTCACGCAGATCATAGTGGTGATCATGGTCATCTAGCCACTTACATTAACTCAACTGTTCGCAATAACACTACTCCAAACGTAAAAGATTTCAAAGCCCATCTTGAAACACACCACGCTAAACAAGTTGCTGGTGTTAAGACTGAAAAGTCCCAAGACGCAAAACGTGCCAAGGGTAAAGAAGAAGTTGATCACGTAGAAAAGAATAAGAGTCATTACGAACATGTATTGACTGCACATAACCATCTTGCTGCTGCAAAGAACTCTTTGGTTAAGTCTCTAGAAAGTGGTCATAGCAATTATGAACACCATATCGAAGGTAAAGAATCCAAGCCAGAAGGTTTCGTTATTAACCACGAACACAATGGTAAACATGAGCCTTCTAAGTTGGTAAATCGTGCTGAGTTCGCAAGATCTAACTTACTAAAGGTGCGTAAATGAAATCCTTTAAAACATTCATAGTTGAA